CCTCAAGAGGTGCCTCATGGTGGAAATGTGCCATAACATCCTGATATAAATCCATCGGAATCTTATATAACAACATTTCATTACACGCTACATAACCTACGTGTTCGCCAGCCTTTACGCGGTGATTGTCAAACTCTGGTAACTCATCTGCTTTCACAGGTACGTACCCTAGTCGAATCCGCTTGTCAATGCTGTCATAGCTGTTGGTTGTTGATAACCAGCAAAGATGCCACCCCTTTAAATTAGGGACATTGGGCAATGCACTTTGTGTCCATTCATCCTTCCACATCTTTCGACGCTCTTCGGCTGAAATAAACTTATCCTCTGGTGCCTCTCGAACTTTATCAAGACTCCCGCGATTTTCGCGTCCACCAGTTGACAATGATTTCTTTATACGAGTATCCATTTCTATCTCCTATTACTTTCTGATTGTTTATCTGCAAGTGCGTAACTGCGAATCATCTTCGCACGCTTCTCAGGGTCTTCCCAATAGCCTCCATCTTTCATAGCTCTCACCCTTTCTGGTGATAAGTGGAATGCGTTTCTTCCACCACTATTACTCGGCGAAGATTCTCGTCCTGAACTTGTGACAACACTCTTCGGTCTAGTTCTTTGAGACGGTCTTTCGTCATTATCCACAGTATAACGGTGTGGAATGTACTTTTGCAAGCGATTATCAAGCTCTTCCCAATATTCGGCAGTTCTTGGGTCGTAGCCCTCATCCGCAAGGATTTGGTCTTCATTTAACGCACGACGAGAATCAGGGTCTTTCCCATTAGGGTCATACCATGAGTTGTTCATCATCCATTCGCTCGCATGACGCTGTAGCATGGGGTCTGGGGCCTGAATAGTGTTCGGCCTTTGGGGCTGAACAGCTCTACTCTTCAGATTCTCAAGCGCCTCATGGCTTCTGCGTGCCTCAAACCACATTTCCTGTGCATTGGCGAGTAAATCACCGTTACCAGTCGATGTAGCCTCTGACATTTTGCCTTTAGCGTAATGAATTCTGCTCTCTTGGTCTTCAATTGCCTTATTAATGCGTGCAATCTCCGAACCGTGGGACTTCTTCTCTAAAGAGGACAGTCTTTCAAGCAACTCTTGGTTCTGTCGCGTCAAATGATTCAGTTTTACGTCTTTTTCTACCTCAACTTGCTTGTGGTAGTCCTTCTTGGCACGACGTTTGTTGCGTTTAGCAGCACGCATCTCGTCCATTTCAGGGTCTACAGAGCCAGTTTCAGCTATCTCTCTACGTTCAGCGGCTTCATCGGAGGCATCACTCTCTTCACCAGCCTGAACATGAGGGGATGGAATGCTATCGGGTAGGTCTACAACGGCACCGCCGTCTACGCCCTCCTGAATAGTCATCATCTCCTTTGCTTCTTGCGATGCTTGGTCTTTACTCATATGAATGCCTTTGTCTGTAATGGATTGCCCGTAATCTTAGCGATTACTTCGTGGTCGTTCATAATCATAAACTCGATACTCTCGTCGTCTGCGACACGAACTTCCCATCTATCTCCAGTCCACTTAGGAACACGTAGATAGTCACCTACCTCACACCATGACCCTTCAGGCCACGGCTCCATTGTGTCGCGTTTCTTGAACGCCAACGGGCCTACTGAAATCACCTTGCCTACAGGGTTCTGCGCCCTCTCGGTGTCTCTAGTTTCTTGAGGTAAAATTATCCCAGATGCAGTCTTTGTTTTTGTCTTACGCAGTTGTACAAGTACGCGTGCGCCTAACGGCAAAGCTCCGGGGTCTACCTGCGGAAAAGAATCCGCTACCTCAGCCGAATCAACGGCTACCGTGCTATTACTCATTTTCATCTTCCTTTAAAAGATTTTCAATAATCTCTAAAGATTTGACTAACCCTTGGTGCTGTCCGACAAGGCGCTGATAGGTCTCGAAGTTAACAACATTACCTGCTGTCAACGACTCGGCTATCCGTGCCTGCTCAGCCTTCACGGCTGAAATGATGTCGGAAATGTACCTCACGCGTTAGACTTCTCAATAGAGGACTTTGTAAAGTTTCCATGGTCACTATTAGCTAGTGGCATAGTCGCTGAACCCTTCTCCTTAAACTCACTACCATCAATCCACGCACCCGTAGCAATACGTGTGTGTTGTTTGACGCCTTCACTTTGCAACTCTTTTACATCATTTGCCATGGTTATCTCCCTAGGTTACGTTGTGTTACTTGGTTCAGCTTTATTGCTGTTTCTTCTTGCTCACGTTGGAGTCTAAGTTCATCTACTGTCAACTCCGCTGTCTTGATACGCTCTTGAGTCAGGTTGTTCTCGGCGTTCATAGCCACCTGAATCTGTCTAGCGCTTTGCTTGTCTGCAAATCCTTGGTTCATCTTGGTTGTGTCTAGTCCCAACCTAGCTTGGTCGTTAGCGGCACGACGCTGTGTCTCAGCCATAGACGCTTGCAAGATAGCGGCAGACTCAGCATCCTGTGGTGGCTTAGGTGCGAACTGTTGCATTAGCTGACCTAGTTGCTGTAGCGCAGGTATGACACCTTGGAACACCTGAGCTGTATCTAGCTTGACGTGGTCAGACGCCAGAGCAATAGCCTTGTCTACCTCAGACGCGAGCTTGTTGCTCTCGTACTTGCCTAGCTTGATGTCAGAGCCTGTGGTTACGTAGCCCTTCATCTGGCTTGTGTACCACAGCATCATGTGTTGCTTAATATGCTCTAGTGCCTGTGGTATATACGTAGGCGCTATAAGTGGATTGCTACCCAAGGCAGGGTCTAGGGCAAACGTCAAATGCGTCTGTATATGTGCCAATTGGTCTTGCCGAGGGTATGCGTAGGCAGCTTTACCTAAAGCCATAGCAGCATTCTCGTCTGCGGCATCTAGCTCTGTAGGTTTGCTTGTATTGGGCATCAGCTCGTTGATGTCTGGCACCTTGAGCTGTTTTAGCATTCTTGATACCACCGCCCTAGGGTCAATCATTCCGGGGAACTGGCTACTTAACTGTAGTACGGACTGCAACTGGGCAATCCTTTGTGTCTCACTAAAGATATGTGGGTCAGATACTGGGATGATGTCGCTATTGCGTAGGAAGTCATCACGGCTAATCTCTAGGTCAGCAACGATGTCACCCTTGCGTTGGTCTTCCAAGTACCAACGGTTAATACGACCCAGAACTTGCAATACCCTACGCTGACTATCGTGTAGTCTGGAGTGGATAGCAGAGAACACAGCCGCACCTTGCTCTATAAGGGCTTGTGTGGTACCCACAGGCGTATTGGAGGTGACATCAGCTATCTTCTCCTCTGCTGTAGTAACTACGCCCTTGGCGGCACTGTCTAGCCATCCTAGCAACTGGAACAGAACTGGGCTAGGTGGGTTGAATGGCATAGGCATGGCAATCTTGCGAATGTCATCAACTCCGGGTGCGCCTTCAATCTCGGTAATCTGAGTAATCTCGACCTGTTGGCTCTGACCAGAAATCTTGGCTCCCTTGAGCTTTAGCATCGTGAGGGAGTTGTTTACGTGTGCAGTGTCCAACAGAGCCCTCAGAGACCCCGTAAGGGCGGCAGAAAGACCTCCGATAAGATGAGGTAGCCCAATTGCGTATGCGCCCCTCCACGGTATGAATTTGAACTCTACAAGCCAATCTAGTTTAGTGAAGGTGTCGTCGCCCTCTTCCCAATTACGATAGATGCCGAGTATCTTGGACTCAAGCTCGTCTATCATTAGGATGTAGGGGGCAGTCTCGCCCTTAGTCCTAGCGTCATCATCTAGGTCTAGCCATGTGTAGATGTGGAATACAGTACGTAACCCGTCTTGATTATCGCTGTACTGCTTGCCTTCAATCTTCTCGTTAGCCTTCTCTGAGGCAGTAGCCTCTGGTTCGGCTGTAGCTCGGACTAGGTTGATGTCCCTATACAGTCCACGGGCAACACGTTGCTCAAACTCGAACTCGGTAATGTCTTGCCTCTCGCTAACTCGTTGAGCTGTGTAGAAGTTAGCACTAGCGAATGGCAGTAGGATGTTGTCGATAGCAACGAACTCAGCACAAGGTCTGCGCTTCTTCTCGTCGTACCACATCTTCATAAACTGTGAGCCACCTAGTGGTAGTTGGGTAAGCAGTTGTTCTTGCTCGTCCCTAAACTCAGTAATCTGCTCGGTCAATTGCCAGTTGGTGTAGTCGCGCTTACGTTCAGCACGGTCTACCTTCTCGTCGGTAACCTCGCCAAGTATCTTGGTACGTACAGGGCCATCTGGTGGGAACAGCTCCTTGATGGCACGGGATGCGAAGTCTACGCAAGCCTCAGCCATTACTGGGTGGACTACCTTAGATGCGCCATAGAACATAGCACCACCGGGGGCGTCGTCTCCCATACCAGTACGTCTTAGTCCCTCTTCGTATTGTTTGTCGCGTTTCTCGCGTGCCTCCTTGTCCTTCTCTAAGAAGTCAAGGTAGCGCCCAGCCAATCTACCCATGTCCAGAATGTCGATAGTCTCGGCTAGGTTGGAGTAGAAGTCTTCGTCGTCTGATGGGCCTTTAAACTCAGGCATATGCACTACAGCAGAGCCGTCGTCTAGCTCCTCGACTTCACCTTGCTCGTCATCTGGCATATCCACAATGGCACCACCGTCATCCGTTTCGGTTACTGGTGGGATATTGCGTCCATACTCTGGGTCTATTGGCATTTCCATTTATCTAGTACCTTCTTAATATAAGGGGTGCAACTCGTTTACGTTACGCTTAGATGCTACGCCACCTTCGGAGAACATCTCTGGTAGACGTATGTTTGGTCTGATAATACGTCTCTCTTGCTCGAAGATTGACTTATCGTTGTCCCTTGGGATGGTGTAGGTTTGTGGTGTGACCATATTGTCAGTCATCTCCATCTCTTTATTGAGAGCCTTGAGGAATTGTTCGTGTGTGTCTGCAAATCCCTTGTTTGGTAAAGCGGAACGCAATTCAGTATTTGGAGCCATCACCACCAAAGAGGACTGCTCACCTCTGTTGGCTAATGCTCTGTTACGGTGCCTACCTTCATGCCCCCTGATGCTTGGCATTATTGGCAGACCAGCCTCACTTTTGTCAAATTGCAACATGGGCACTTCACTAAATCCCTTGACAGACTGTAAATATTTAACATATTCATCTGTATCAGTATTGTGCTTACTCATATCGGCGTGTGAGGTTGCACGACCTGATGTATTGCGACTCGAAGATGGGATTGGGGCGGCATACTTCTCAAAGTCCGCTGGATTAATTACTCCCAAAGCAGTTTGTGGGTTGTACTTACCCAATGCCCACTCCAGAGCCTCTGGGCTATACATACTCTCAAGATTAGGTACTTCGTCTGCGGCACGTTCAACTCGTTTAGCGCCGTGTGCGCCTTGACGTTGCAACATATACTCTTTGAGCTTGCTTAGTTCGCTAGGTTTAATAATCTTAGATATAGCTCCACCTGCACCCATATGGATAGGGATTAACTCATCTACGTTACGTAGCTTCCTTGGGGACTGTCCAGACAGTATGTCGTCGTACTCTTGTTGCGTTAGGTGTGGTGGTTGGTTCAGATACTTCTTGCCTGTCCTAGTTGCACCACGTAGCAACGCAGGTGCTACAGGGAATGCGGCGAACTCACTAATAGGGCGCTCTGTACCTGTCGTTATGCCCTTCTCTTTGAGGTAGTCCTTGATGTACTCAGACGACCCGAACGTCGGTTTCTCGTGTTCGTCTTCTTTGACTAAGTCAGATAGCTTCTTAGATGACCTACCAGTAATAGCACGGGCAACCTTCTCGCCACCGTAGTCAGCAACGTCAGCAAGTATCTTGGCTATGTCCACAGGCATACCAGCCCAGTCAGACGCTACGTTAGCCGCTACATCTGGTATAGCTCTTGGGTTGCTGTAGGTCTTAGCCTCGTCCAGTACCTTGCCCTTTACCCAATCAAGTCCAGCAGACACAGCAGATGGCAGGTGAGGTGAGAACGGTATCAGCTCAGACACGTCACGCCTAGGTGGAGCCCCTCCGTCCTTCATGTGCCAAGGGTCACGGAATACTTCTTTAGGTGGCTTAGGCTCTTTACCGCTAGCCTTCTCGTACATCTCTACGAACTTGTCGATTAGGTCTTGGGTAGACTCAACCACTTGCTCAGCCTTGTTGTAATGGGCTTGTCCGCCGTCTTGGAAGCGTTGCAGTCCATTCTTCTCGACGTAGTCAATCATCTCTGGTGTGATGTTGAAGCCTTGGTGTGGCACACCTGTACCTACGTCAAAATCACCAACACGCTCTGCGAGTCCCATCTCTTTCTTTAATATGTCGTTAGCGTTGTATTGCATTATCTGGTCGTAGTAATGTTTAAGCCCTTCGTTACTCCACCTATTAGCTTGTGCGTCACCACCAGTCCAAGTGACAGCATTGTGTCCTTGCTCTATAGCTTCTTTGATGGCGTTGCGTAGTCCTAGCTTAGTCCAGTCATCTGTGTTCTCAACGTAAGGGCCAGATGGCAGACCTTTGTCAGCCTTGGTAGGTAGCAAGCGTTTGAGGTTAATCAACTCATCTATTTCAGCATCCGTTATTTGCCTCCTTCTTGCCTCGGCCTCCAAATGATTCACTCTGTCGTACGTCTCGACCGATATTGGCTTTGCTGGCTTTTGAAACCCTTCGCTCCTACCACGCTGCGCCCAGTCTGACTGTTGCTCCTCTAGGTTGAGGGCTTTGCCCCCTTTGTAAGGTCTGTCGTTCATACGCATATGTAGTATTCGGTTGACGTCAGAATCGGTGATGCCGTAGGTATGCGCTCCGGGGACGATGTAGTCATCGGCAATTGGGTTACCAATAGAAAGCGTCATCTCCCTGTAGTTCTTACCACCGGGGAGTACGTGTTCATCGTACTTAGTCTTTGGTGTGTCCTCTAATTTCTGCTCAAGTTCCTCTATCTCATCACGCTCACTTGGGGTCAAGCGTCTTACCTCACCCTCGTTACGCAACTCCTCGAACCTAGCTTGCATTCCGGGCTTGGGGTTGTCACTAAACTTAGTAGTCCTAATCTCTGGCGCATTAGCCTTCATATGCTCGATGATGGCACTCTTGCTGACTTTACCTTGTTGTGGTAGCCAGTCGAGCGTACCAGAGGCTAGAGCCTCCTTCTTGGCGCTCTTAGGGGCATTAGCATTGAGCCACTTCATCCACTGCTCACCTGACATGGACTCCATCTTGTGGGAGTTGATAGTCTTAGCTAGTTGTGATGCCCATTTGACTGCGTTCTCACCTAGTCCAATTAGTCCACCGGGAGCCATGTGTACCAGTCCGCCTTTAGCCATGCCATCTACTGGTGGCATATTCAACCTACCACGACCCTCTCTGAAAGCGTCTACCCAATTTTCCAATGCTTTATCTTCAGTAATACCAGCGTCTAGGTGACGTTGCCTAGAAACATCCCATGGGATATAAGCGTTCGGGTCACGTACGTTACCATCGTCAATTAAGCTACCGTATTTTTTAGCCGCATCAACTAATTCTTGGTCAGTAAAGTATTGGTCACCATGTTGAATCAGCCCAGTGTTCTTTAAATCATTAACCTTAGACCACTTACCAGTCTTCACGAAGTCTTGTAGGTAGGGCTGTATATCTTCCATGTACTTGGGGTTATCGGCTATGCGCCCCATTGATGCTTCGCTAGTCCAGTAGTTACCCGGTGGTTTGATTTGAGTGATTCCATGCATTTCTGCTATATCTGGGCGCTTCTCGCGTAGCCATTGATGCATACCATCTATGCCGCCAGCATTATGCCTCTGGTCAAGGTATGTTTGGAACAAACCCGGCTCAACCTTATTGAAAGCATCGCCACTAAGCAAACTGTCTTTACCGCCAAATTTCTCAGTCTCTATCGTAGCGTGAGACCTTCCCTCCTTGTCAACCAATGAATACATCTTGGCATCGCCACTCTTGATGGCTTCCCATCCTCCAAGACCATAGTCTGAGGTACCAGCATTACCTGACCCTTCCACCCAATCTTCATGCCCTTTTGGTGGTTCGTATCCTCGTGCAGAGTGACCCATAGCGTCTGACTCAGCGGCGAATGAGCCGGGCTTATTCAGTTGTAGCCACCTAAACCCATTTGGGAACTCTTTATGCACTGGCAACCCTTCACGAGCAAGGATGCCAGCTTCTCTCATACGCTTTGCCAACTCTTGGTCGTACTGATAGGTACGGCGTACAGCGTGTTCCATGTTTATCTTGTTCAGATTCTCTGGGAGAATGCGTCCAGTCTGGAGGTCTTCACGCAACACATCCAGAATGTGGTCATAGCCGAAGTTACGCGGGTTTGTGGTTTCTGATATTCCATACACTTTAGTGTATGGGCTAACCTTCGCCATCCAAGGCTCTGGATGTGACGCCGCACCCTCCTTGCCATAATTGAACAATCTGTGTATATCCGCTTGGTCTGCCACAGTCGATGGGTTTATCAGGGTATCTGTAAGATTCTCCCATGCCTGCGCTCGTGGTGACACACCCAGTTGTGGCATTCCATATTTACTACGACCATAATCACCGCCATAAGCTTCTGGCGATGTATGTATAATGTTTTGCTCTGCTAACTTACGTACAGGGTCTTCGGCAGTACCCATTTGGTTCTTGATGTACTTGGTCAGGTTGCCACCAATCCAGTTATCTAGGGCCACCTCATTGGTTGCTGTATTGATAGAGCGCTGCAAAGCCTCACGCTCCTGATTGCTTCCCAATTGGTACGGCTCCTCCAGTCTCTTGTACCTAGCTAGGCGTTCAGCTGGTGTAGCTCCATTTACAGTCTGACGCAATGGGCTGAGATGTTTCTCTACGCTACCACTTAGCCAGTTACCGCCTGTGTCCTTGATGATGTTGAGCTTGTTACCCTCGGCAACACCAGTTCCTATCAGTCCACGTAAGGCACGTTTACCACTGTTAACTGCGGAGCCACCGAAACCCATGTGGATAGGCTTCTCTTGCCTTGCCTCAAACTCCTCCTTGGTAGCTCCAATTTCATCAGGGTTGATGTCGTACTCACGCATGAAGTGTTCTTTCCATGCGGTAGGATGACCTTCCGACTTGAGCATATCTCCATTAGGTAGGGATGAAGGCCAATGCAATGAGTTCTTGTCGTATGGGTCGCGTTGTGGTTCTGCACCGTATGCCCAAGCCTTACGGTAGTTGTAGTCTCCACCCTCACGTATGTCTGGTTGTTCTTGGTAGCGCCTGACGAACTCAGCATACCAAGGGCTGTTCTTGATGTCGCGTTGGAATCCAACCTCAGCCAATGGGTGTAGCTCGTCTACGTTACGTCTAGGTGCCACGTCTAAGTTATGTCTAGTTTCGCCTCCGTCCTTGAACCTCATGGCTAGGTTGGCACCAGCACCAGTCACCTGTCCACCTATCGGTTGGTTAGTCGGCTTGTATGCGTAGCCCTCTAGGTACGGTGATATGGTTACGTCCTTGCTCAATGGGATGTCTAAGCCTAGTCTGCCTCCAGCATTAGTGCCGTATGCATCCTTGCCGCCTGACCCATTTAGCCTAACCCTGTTGAGGTAGCGCTCTATCTGATGGTCAATAGTCTCTTCGTCTGACACTCTGTCTAGGGCGTCCATAATAGATGCTTTGCCACCCTTAGCAAAGCTACTAGGGTTCTGGATGATGGCGCCTCCGTCGTTATCGTCTGGTACTGTGTTGTAGTCTGCTGTGACAGTTCCACCCATAGCCATGTGGACTAGACCGCCGTTGGCTTTGCTGATGTCATTCTCGTTGATGTCGTATGTACCACGGTTGCCGATGGCTGACTTAATTTTGTTTGGCTCGAACATGATGATTTCCTGTTCACCACCACGATTGCCATAAGGGTCTGCGTGGATGATGCTGTCATAGCCATCTTTCCTCAAATCCTCAACGGTCTTTAAGGAAATTAAGTCAGGAAACTCACGACTACCGCCAGCGTAAGCTTCTCGCGCCCACTCAATCATTGTCTCGTCGTCAAGCATTAGTGGAGACTTAGTCTGCGCATACACTGGCATGACATTGGTTCCTTCTTTGAATCCTCGGCTACCTCCGCCAATGTTGTGTGCGGCTGGTTGGTTATGGGGATTTGGAGTCAGCCATATTGCTGGGCCGCTCAATGTTGGGTCTTCACCGCCAGCCTTGAACTCTTTGAAGTCCTTTGTCGTTGCGTGATACAGCCTGTCTTTGACTTGGCTGTCGGATAAGAACTTAGCCTTGTTGGCTTCTCGCTCTGCAACTGGCATGACGTCATCAGCAAACAACTTCTTGAATACTTTGCTTGCGCCTTTGACTACCTTGCCACCTGCACCCATCTTCACAGGGGCGCTAGTCTTAACTGTTATCTCGCCATGCATAGGCTTAGGGTTATGCTCAGCTATGACCTCAGCGAATGCGGCGGCTAGGTCTTCCTCGAATGAGTGTCCGTGCTTCCTTGCTTCCCCACCCTTCTTCTTGCCAGTCAGCTCCTTGATACGTTCACGGTACTGGTTGTACTGGTTAATGAACTGGTCATCTACAATTTGGTGTGGCACGACCTTTTGAATCGTACTTGTAAACTCAGAAGGTCTTTTAGTTGTAGCGATATGCTGTGCAGTATCTGGGTAGGCAAGAGTAAATGGAGTCAGCACTTCTTGACCACCAACAGGCGTTCCCTTTTTACTTAGGATGGGGGTTGAATAGGTATTGTGTGGGGCTCCACCAACCTCGGTCAATGCGTTAGGTTGAAGCTCGCCAGTCATCAAGCCAGTCATATTGATTTCCATATCACGCAAGCTAGGCTCGGTGATGGCGTACTGGATGTCCAGACCATTCGGCAATCCCAATGGCTCAGTCACCGAGGGCGTCTTCATGCGGTCATTGAACCACTTACGCATTAATGGGTTCTCTTGCATAGCTTTAAACGCACCCTCTGGGTCAGCTAGACCGGGCCACTCAGGGAACGGAATTGGCTTTCCTGTCTGGGGGTCTTTGTGCTGAGTCCTAATGATGTCATCAAATGATGCTATATTTTTGGGAGTAACTTTAGACCAGTCAATAGCCTTCATGTTGGCATCAGCAAGATGCATGGCAAAGTTATTGGACGTTGGCCCCATAGCAACATGGGTGCCGATTAGTCGGTCAGGCTCGTAGAACTCACCCAGTCGGTTAACCTTGTTCTGGAAACGGCTAGCCGCTTCTTTGCCAGACTTCCAGTATTCAGGTTGAGCGATATGCCTTTGCCCCAATGCGTACTTGGCACCACCCTCTTGTTGGGAGTTGATTCCATAAATGTCACCTACGCTTTCCAACATGGAGTCAGCTATGGTCTGGTCGCCTACTGTGCCAACATTGACGTCGCCTATGCGTGGTGTATGTACAACCTCTTCAGCCACGGTACCAGTAGGGGTGACTTTGTAATCCAACCCTTTAACGCGTTGGCTTTCCTTCATAGAGCGACCAGCTAGATTCTTGGTGTCGCCTGCCTTACCACTAGTCACGTGTTCGCCTAACATCTGGCGTGCTACACGCTCAGCTTGTTGATTGATGTATGCGCTCGGCACATTGGCACGGGGCAACGCTAATGGTAGGGCTTTGTCGCCACTATGAGTCATTAACGACTTCAAGCCACCTATAATCTTAGTTACATTTGCCATGGTCTAAGCCGCATAAGGGTTAATCCTCTTAGGTCGAGTTTCCGCATAATCATCCTCATCATAGCGAGGTTCTGGGTTTATGTCTAGAAATCCTAAGTCTTTCAATAGTCGGATAGCTTGAGTAGCAGAATCGACGTAATCATCATGGGTCGAATCAGGGAAGGAACATATCTGGGATAGGAACCCTTCACACCAGTCACGGACGAATCCCTTGCGTACAGATGACTCAGGTAGCCATACACGGCCTGTAGCGAAGATAGACGCAGTTATCTGTAGTCGTTGCATCTTGTCGGCTTTGCCGGGGTTGTATCCACGTACTGGCAAGTGAGCGGCACGTAGCTCTTGGATGAGAGAGATACCAGCCGCCTTGTCCTCGACCAGTATCAGGTCAGGGCGCTTAGCGTCTAAGCCTTCACCATAGGATACCTTCCACTCGTCTAGCACCTTGGGCTTGAGGTTAGGGAAGGTTAGATGCTCAGCCCAACAGTCGATGAGTAGACAGGACATCGGGCCATCCACTGGCTTGAACACGCCCCATGTGGTCATAGCAGTAGGGTCGTTATAGGTCTTGTCACTGAAGGCACAGTCGTAGCTCTGGACTATGTACTCGAACTTAGGGAACGGCTTGCTAGATGGGTAGAGCTTGAACATATCACGGGAGACGACCTTGCCGTCCTCTAGGTCAACGAGTAATCCCATGACCTCCTGTTCGTATAGCTTAGACCCCTTGTACTGCTCCAGTTGCTTCTTGAATGTGGGCGCTAGGTTCTTTTCGTTATCGTAGGTACTAGCCCGGTCAATAACTACATCCATGCCCTCACGACCAATCAGGTCAACAATGAGGTCTTTAGGTTTAGGCGTCGTCGTGACTATGACACGAGGTGACTGACCTAGACGTAGACCGAACATCATCATGTCCCATGCGTCTTGAGGGTACTGGAATGCTGCTAACTCATCACACCATGCATAGTGGAACTGAGGGCCACGTAGTCGTTCATAGCTATCGGCACTGATGCCACGTATGGACGAGCCATTGACTAAGGTAATGAGGTGGTCTTGCTTGTTGTAGTCTTTAATCAGCGTCGGCGGTATGACAGACAGCAGACCCGACTGACCCTCGAAGCACGTGAATTTAACGTCACCAGACGTCGGAGCCAGTACCAGACAGCGCGAATAAGGTGAGAGCCACGCCCACCACCATAATGCTTCAGCAGCACAACGCGTCTTCCCCGCACCCCGACCAGCCAGTAGCATCCATACCGTCCACTCCATCTCCAACGGGGGCGGTACTTGGTGTTTGTGTGCCCCCGATAGCCAATCCATATGGGACACAATCGCGAGCTTGTCCGTGTCACTCCTAGATTCATACTCATGGATAGCTCTCTGGTCAAATATACTAGATGTAGTAGGTGGCGGTCTATTGGTAGACACTTGCATCACTTGGTCAAACCCCGTGATTCTGGAGACCGACCATTGATTTCATTGGTTATTATTTTGGTGCTTTTTGCCTTATTGCAAGGCCAACATAGCACCCTAAGATTATCGGCATCCAACTGAAGCTCTGGGTACAACGAGCGTGGCAGTATGTGGTCAATCTGTAGCTCAGATACTGAGCCACAACAAGCGCATACCTTACCATCGCGCCCCAAGATGACCAACCTCATGGCCTTCCACTCAGGAGACCTAAGAAACCTCTCCCTAGCCATACCCTTGCGCTCCTTCTTGGGAGCCTCGAAGCCCCATACATTAGGGGCTTGTATGAACTTATCAACAGCGTCTAACCAGTCCATGGCGTCAGTCTGCACGCTTCTTCATCTCAAGGTTCTTAATAACCTCGGCTAGATAGCTAGTCGATAGGTCAACTGTACCTATGGGTGCGCCTCCATCGACGCCCTCCATTGCTATACGTTCACCGTACTTACGTGGCTTTAGCTTAGCGGCAGTCCACTTCCTAGACTCAATGCGTTGTTTCTGATAGGCAACATAGGCTGAGTCTATCTTGATATCTACGACGTTGCCGTCCTTGTCTTTGTACTCGGTAAACTTAGGGTCTTCGTCAGCTATGGCTATGATTTCATCGGCATTTGTGTCGGCTTGCTCTTCACGGGCACGCGTGTACATCTCGCAGAACAGTGGGAACCTAATCAACCAACGATAAATAGTCGACACATCTGGTAGATGTTCACTCTTGCATATACGTACTAGAGGCTCGCCTTCAGTTAGTCTTAGACAGACTTCGTCTGCAATAGCTTCTGAGTATTCTACGGGCCTACCATTTGGGTTAGGGAATTTGGGGGCAACGTATTGTTTACCTTCGGCGATTAGGGCTTCTTTAGATGGTCTACAAGAGACGATAGTGGCATCGGGTAGGTTACCCGTGCTTAGAGATGGTTTAGATGCGCTACTGCGCTTCCTAGTGGTTTCTGGCATTATCCGTATTCCCTTTGATTAAATGTATCTTAGCTTAATCCATTCTTACACGAGATGCAATGCATACGCTTAGTGCGCCAGAACCGACTCAGTTTATCAGGTCGGGCATGAACAGCAATACAATCACAATTGCTATGACGATTATAGCAACAATAACTTTGTTAGTCAACGACTCATCATTCATATATTCTCCTTTAGTGCAGCTTCGTAAGCAGCCCTCGTGGCAGCATACTCATCCCTCGCATCATCATACACAGCCCACGCAACAGCCCTCGTAGCAGACCTTGTAGCAGCCCTCGCGGCATCCCACGCATCTACCTCGGCAGCAAACGCATACTCCACAGCATTCTTCAATTCCTCTAGCTTAGTCATTCCGCTTCACCTCCTGTTTCATCTTGCCTCCATCATGTTGTCGCGCATCGCATCACGCTTGGCCTCTGCTGATTCCATCTTCCTATCCTCAATGGCTAGGTGGCACGCGTCCCAGAGCCTGCCCTCCAATATGTCCTTGTCTAGCGTCGATAGTAGGGAGAGTATATTGTTGGCACGCATATCCGTGGTGATATAAACCTTGGTCAATTCAAAATCAAAGTGGCGTGAGTTATCGCCTGAGTATTCTCCCTCGACTGTGACCTCTAGGTTGTCTGCTACGATTGCATCAAATTCTACTGTACTCATTTTGATTCTCCCTGTAAGAAACGTGTTGCTCGATTGGCTATCATCATATTCCATGCTGTTATGTGTTCCGCTTCCATTTTTTCTGTGGCTTGTTTAGCTTTCTTTCTTAGAAAAACCCAACATTTATCATGTTTTGTCATTACTTCATTTTGATATTGTTGTGCATCCCGTAATGCAGCACCAATATGATTTAATAAATCCCAATCTTGTTTCTCTGTATTCATTTCGTTTCTCCCTGTCTTCGCTAGCCTGACCAGTGTGTCAGTGAATGTATATTAATACGGAGTTAAACTACCTGTCAAGCACTTTATGCAAAAAAGTTAAATATATTTGTCTCTCCTGTCTCAGGCCAGTAATTACCGACAATGGCTTGCTGTGTAGGATATTCTTAATCTTGAGTATGTATGTGTCATGCTTTGGGCTCATAGCGGTCTCCTATGGGGGCTTACGCCCCCCGTTATTTAAACTGCCTCCATCTTTCTCCATGCTTGGCAACCAGTCCATCCCTTGAAAGTTTTGTCGCCTTTCTGCGCCTTGTGGTACACACGAGCGCCTTCGACTGATGTACAGGTGTAAATCGTGCCGTTGTCAGACTTCTGGTCACCGACGCTGATGTACTCTGGGGCTTCCTTCTTGGCAACTTCAATTAATGCAGTACCGTGTAGTTTAGTGGCAAGGGCTTCCATGCTGTCGGCGAACAGCTCGCCAGAACGGGCGCGACTGCGGAGGCTCCACTCCAGTGAGTTACACGCTGTCATTTGTTGGCGTTCGCTTCCTTCGGCAAATGGAATCTCAAAGCCTATGCGAAGCTTGATTGTCTTTGGGGTAATCACTCCTGCCTTGACTCCTTCAGCATCAGCAATCAACTTAGGTATGTCAGCGCGGACTTGAGCAACGATAACGTCTGTGTGTGTACGGCTCTCTTGTAGCGGAACGTAGTTGCGACCAGAACACACACCACTGAACCAGCCGTTATCAACTGTGTAGCCGTGCTTGGACATCAAGCGTCCGACTACAGCTTGTTGACGACCACAGCACTGGCAGTTACCACGGATTTGATTTGAGGTCATTTTGATTCTCCTTACTTCTTAGGTGTGACACGGATGTCAGCACGGCCTTCTTTGCGGAAGGTGTCGAGTGTCTCTTTGGTGATGCCGTATGCAACACACAGAGCGGCGTAGTCAACGGTGCCAGACACTGGGACCAGTGTGATTTCTACGCTGTGCAACTTACCAGCGTGTTTGCCTTCGCCGTACTTGTTAGCGATGTCGGCCTTCATTGTCTTGACTTGCTCTGCAAGAGCTTTAGCTTGTTGGTCTAGCACGAAGAGTGCATCGATGCTGTTTGTGAGGGACTCTACAGTTGCAAGAGCTTGGATGTTTGCTGATAGCGACTGAACCGATTCTGTTTTAAGTTGTACGTTTTGCATTTGAATCTCCTTGGTATGCCTGACTCCGTAGCCAGTAAACGTATATTAATTCAGAATTAAACAAGGTGTCAAGC